TCCTAAGCAAGTGGTGGTCCCGATCATTCTGTCGATGCAGGAGATCCTCAACAACCAGGGCGAGGCGCAGCTGCTCGATGTGATGCAGACCTATCTCGAGGCGGCCGAGAAGGCGCTCGAGGACGCCATGGACGCCGGCATTTATTCCGACGGCACCGCCAACGGCAACAAACAGATCACCGGATTGGCGACGGCAGTGCCGATCGCGAACACCACCGGCATCTATGGCGGTATCGATCGCGGCTCGGCGATCATCTGGCGCACGGCAACCTTCGACGCCAACAGTTTCGTGGCCGGCTCAACGCAGTTCAACTCGACAACGGCGCGCACCATGCTCAACGTCGTAATGACGAAGCAATCGCGCGGTCGCGACTACGCCGATCTTCTCATCATGTCGCCTGAACATTATGCGGCGTATGACGCAGCGACGGTGCTGATACAGCGGCAGACCAACGAGACTTCTCTCGGCAAGCTCGGCTTCTCGGCGCTCGAATACATCGGTGGCGGCAAGCGGGCCGAGATCGTGCTCGATGGCGGCATTGGATCTAACATGCCGCCGAACACTACCTTTGGGATCAACACCGACAGTCTCCGCATGCGTTATCACCCCTCGCGCAACTTCGATAAGCTGTTTGACGAAGGCGGGCAGATGCCAGTTGATAAAGATGCGATTGCGCAATTTATTGGTTGGATGGGTGAGTTGACGATGACCAACCCATTGTTCAACTGGAGACTGTACGACAGCGTACCCGGTACCTGAGCTAGCCGAACAGCAGACAGGATGCCGAGTAACCTGGCCGCCGACGTGTAGGTTTCAAGCCTCCTTCCGCGGAGGCGGTCAGGACCATTTCAACAGTGAGGGAAAACTATGCCTGTATACCGCGACCCGGACGAGATGCTCGTCGTGCTGTTCAAGCACGTCGCAGTCGAGAACGAGGCGAAGTCACGCCAGGAAGGCCGGCCGATTTTCGATGATGTCGAGCATGTCGAGATCCGTTCCGGCGCCAACAAGGACGTCAAGGTGTTTCCGGCCAAGGAATTTTGCGGCTGGGTCACCGATCAATTCACCGGCCGGCAGCGAATGTGGACCTACGCCGAGCGGTTCAGGCACCAGTACCACCAGTTCCTCGAGCACGCGGCGCAGACCAAGACCGGCACACCGCTCGAGAAGGCGCCATTCCTGACCGAGGGGCGCCGGGCCGAGTTGCGGGCACAGAGCATCTACACGGTCGAGCAGCTCGCCTTTGTCGAGGGTGCCGAGCTGAAGAACCTCGGCCCTGGCGGCCGTGACATGAAAAACCTGGCCGAGGCGTACATTGCTGAGAGTAAGTTGAACGCCCCGACCATGCAGCTGCAGGCCGAGCTGGAGGCGCTACGGGCGCGCAACGCGCTGCTCGAGGAGGATTTCCAGGACAAGAAAGTACGCGAGGCCGAGGAGGGCGAGTTCGCAGGCATGACGCTCGAAGGCCTTCGCGAGTTCATCAAGACCCACACCGGCATGCCTCCGCAGGGCAACTGCAATCGCAAGACGCTGGTGCGAATGGCGCAGGAGTGCCGGCCACAGAAGGTGGCCTGACATGACGCTGTTGTCGGTGGTGAAGGATGTCTGCGCGACGGTGGGCGTTCTGGTCCCGCAATCGGTGTTTTCCAGCATCTCCGGCAACCGCACCATGCAGGAGATGCTCACACTCGCCGACGAGATGGCGCAGCGCATCGCCTACGACACCCGCGACTGGACTATGTTCAAGACCATCGCGACATTCACAGGCGACGGCGTAGCCGATCGTTTTGCCTTGCCATCCAATTACAAGAGGATGTTGCTGACAGCCAACGTGTGGCGATCGACGTCGCAGCTGGTGCCGATGCGGTTCGTTCCGGACGCCGACGAGTGGCTGCATCGCCGCGCCATGAATTACTCGGAGGCCTACGGCGAGTGGACCATGATGGGAGGCAAGATGCTGATCTGGCCCATCATGGGCAATGCCGTGACAGCCACGTTTCTGTATCTCGACAAGAACTGCATCAACCTGACGTCTGGCGGCCGCGGCGATGCATTCATGGCGGATGGAGACACGTTTGCGCTTGACGAACGCACCTTGAAATTAGGCATGATCTGGCAATGGAAGGCGCAAAAAGGATCGCCATACTCCGAAGATCTTTCCAACTACGGTGATGCCCTGACCAATGTGATGGGGCGCGATAGTCCATCGCCAATCATCGTCGGAAGAACTCCGATATCCAATAATGCGCGCCTGGCTATCCCGAGCCAGACCATCTATGTGCCGGGGCCGCCATGACCTACCAGGCATTCCGACGATCGGCCGTCGATCCGCAGACCGCGCAGCGGCTGCAGACCATTACCATACCGGCGCCGACCAGAGGGCTGATCCTGACCGAGAACGAAAGCTTCACACAGCCTGGCGCTGCACTGGTGCTGGACAACTGGAAGCCGACCATGAAGGGGCTGGCGCTGCGAGGCGGATGCACGTTGTGGGGCACGCTACCGGAGACAACGCCTGTCATTTCCATGTTTTCGTTTTACGGCATCAATACCCAGCGCATGTACGCCGGCAACGCCAACAAGCTTTATGATGTCACGGCGCCTGTGCCGACCATGATCAAGTCAGGACAGGGATCGGGTAATTACGTCGCCTCTCAGCTCGCCAATCAGAGCGGCGACCACATGCTGGTGGCAAACGACGCCGGCGATTATCTGCTGCACTTCGATGGCACCACCTGGACCACGCTCAACGCCAGCCAGATCACCACCAACCCAGTCGTGACGCCGCCGCCAACGTGTGCGACCGGGCATAATTTGACGTATGTGTGGAAGTATCGCGGCCGCTATTTCTTCGTTGAGGGAGGCACCATGAATGCATGGTGCCTGCCAACCAACGCATTTCAGGGGCAGCTCGAGTATATCCCCCTGGCCGGTGCCGCGACCAAAGGCGGAAAACTGCTCTGTGGTTTCACGTGGAGCCTCGATGCTGGCGACGGCATAGACGATAAGTGTGTGTTTATGACGGACCAGGGTGAGCTGTTGATCTTTACTGGCTCGGACCCCACGACTGTCGCGAACTGGCGCCAGGAAGGCCGCTACCAGACCTCAATCCCGATTGGCATGAACGGTCATATCGCGGTGGGTGGCGATGTGCTCATTATTACAGTCGACGGTATCATCCCCATCAGCGCATCGATCACCAAGGACAGCGCGCAGCTCGAGCTCGCCGCCATCACGCGCGCCATCAAGCCGATGTGGCGTGACATGGTGAACCAGCGCCGCACATGGCCGTGGACCATGCAGAAATGGGACGAGTACGGCGGCATGTTTGTCACCTGGCCGGGCGGCATGCCTGGCGCCTGGTACTGCGCCGTTGTCAATATCGCCACCGGCGCCTGGGCCAGGTTTGTCGGCTGGGATGCGATGTGCTTCGGGCGCATTGGCGTGAATATGTTTTTCGGTACGCAAACCGGCCAGATCATGCAGGCCGATCGCACCGGCTACGACAATGGCATGTCTTATTCGGCGACGATGGTTGGCGGCTGGGAGATGTTCAATTCGCAGTCGATGACGATTGTGTGGCGGCAGTCGCGAGCCTCGTTCGTGGCAAGATCCGGCGAGCCGTTTCAGCCGCAGCTCAGTGCCACCACCGATTACGTCATTGTCATTCCGCAGCCGCCGCAGGCAGGCTTCGACCCCGGTGTGCTCGACGTCTGGGATCAGGGGTTGTGGGGACCGGCAGGGGTCGCCATACCGCCGACACCAGCTGAGAAGGACGCCTATGCGCAGTGGGACCAGCCGGCGCCAGGTGTGCCAACAGTGCGCAATACCATGTGGGTATCGATCGGCTACACCGGATTTTCACATGCGCCTATCTGCCAGGTGACGGTGGCGCAGCGGGCTGTGCCGGATGTGGAATTGATTTCGATCGCAGCGACGTATGAAGTCTGTGGCGTCAACGTCTAGGGAGATGTGAGATGCCTGCAATGGGCGATTTGTTTGCGCCAGCCTGGAGAGCGGGAGATCCTGCTGCGATGCAGGCGGTGAACGACTGGCAGAACCGCGTTTTTAATGTCAACGATCAGAACATCGAGCAGACGCGAATGCCGGTGTCGTTCAATACTGGCAACCCGGCCGGCGAGCTCGATCCTGAGGCGCTGCGGGTGCGTGCGATGGGAGGTCCGTATGACTTCGACGCGCGGCGTAATGCGATCGCAGCCGTGGTAGCGCAGCAACAAGCGCAAGCGCAAGCGCAAGCGCAAGATACCGGCGGTGGCAGCGGTGTGGGTGGCGCTTTTGGCGGCGGCCTGGGTGGACCATCAGGCGGGCCGTATTCCGGCGGCGGTCCGGTCGCGGCCGGTCTGACGCCGCCACAAGTCATGCTCGGAGTATCGTAATGGCTGACTTCGGTGGCATGAGCGCCGACCAGATCAACGCCTCGATGGGCTTCGGTCCTGGTGGTGTTGGCGCGCAGGGCCAGGCGCAGCTCAACAACAACTTTGGCAATTTCGGCCAGCAGACCGATTACTACTCCGGCCTGGGGGCCGCCTACGGTCGTGCCACCGGCGGGTTCAATGGTGGCGCTTTGTCCGGTGGCGATAGTCGTGACGCCATTACGCGTGCACTGATGTCGCAGCAAGGCGAGGCGGGCCTGATGTCGCCGACGTCGATGGCGCAGCAGGGCGGCTTCTATGGCGGCCTTTCCCCGCAGGACTGGGCGACGTTCTCCAACGCGGTTGGGGCCAATGCCGCGCAGGACTGGGCCAAGCAGCAAAGCGGCGGTGGAGGCGATACGTTTGATCAGAGGTTCGGCAACATACCTCCTCCAACTTCCGATCCGTACAATCCGCCGGTCAAGCCACCGCAGCAGCCGCTGACGCAGGACTGGAGCAAATACTTCAGCACCGTCACCGCGCCCCAGCAGCAGGCTCCGCCGTCAGGCGGGGGAGGCCAGGACCTGTTCGCGGGCATGTCGCAGGGCGATCTCGCGACGTGGACCCGGGCGATGCAGGCGGCCGGTCGCGGCAATGAAGTGCCGTCGAGCCTGACCGGCGGCAGCAGCCCGCCGAGCATGCAGATGCCGACCAATCTCGGCTACAATCCGGGCTTCGGAAGCAATTTCGCCACCGGCGGCGGCCAGAATTTCCAGAATATGTTCGGCATGGGCTTTCCCAACGCGGGCACGCCGAGCCAATACACCGGATCGCCCTACACCAACGTGCAGGGCCAGACCTTCCAGCCGAATATGCCGCAGGGGTTCCAGACGCAATTTGGACCCGACGACCCGAACGGCGCGCTCAACGCTGCCGAGCAGCAGCGGATTTTCGCACAAACGCCTAGGAGCTAGTCATGCGCGTGCAATCAGGTTCAGTGACGGACGGCCCCGGCGTCGATATTCCCGATCAGCCCGTAGACACAGGCGGCGGCGCGGCGTCGGATATGTCCGGCTACTACGCGGCCCTGCAGCAGCAACATGATGCGACGCGCGACGCGATCGCGCAGGCGGTGATGGCGCAGCAGGCGCAACAGCCACAACAGGGCAGTCCCTACGGCGACTATGCGCAATACTTCCAGCCTCAGAGCCAACCCAGTGGCTCCGTCACCGACGTCGGCTGGATGAACGCGCTGCAACCGTGGCAGGGCGGCGTCACCGTCGGCGGCCAGCCGGGAACGCCGGTCAACAACCCGTGGATCGGCGGCGGTTCGATGGCCTACGCCAATCCCGATTACTGGATGCGACAGGGTGGTGGTGGCGGAGGCAATCCGCTGGCGGCGGGCATGTCAGCGAGCGACTGGGCGACATTCTCCGGTATTGTCGGGAAGGATGCCGCCAATGCGTGGCTGAACCAGCAGGGCGGCGGGCCGGGCAACAGCGGTGATGCCGGTGGCGGTGATGCCGGTGGCGGCGATGGAGGTGGCGGCGGTGGCGGCGGTGGCGGCGGTGGCGGCGGAGGCGGAGGTCAGGGCCCCGGCGGCGGCGGAGGCGGAGGTCAGGGCCCTGCCGGCAGCGGCATCGGCTTCGGCACCGGCACCATCGGCACGCCCGGCCAAGGCGTCAACGGTCCCGGCAGCTTTGGCTACGGCGCGACCGGGTTCAACGGGCAGTCCGTCAACGGCAACGCCGTCACCGGACCCACCAGCGTAGGCTTCACCGACTACGGCAACAACACGATGAGTTTCGGTCCCGACGCTGGACCTTCAGGCCCAGGCGGCTGGGGCGGCACCGCCACATTCGGCGGCCTCGGTCCAAATTCCGTGGGGCCGGGCTACGGCGGATTTGATGGACAGGCGGCAGCGGCGGCGGCAGCAGCAGCAGCGGCGGCGGCGGCGGGAGATGACGACTGATGCTCGACTACGTTTATGGCTATGACGAGATTATCTCGCGCTTTGTCGCCGACCTGGTGCCGGCGTGGCATGGCCGCGAGATGCCGCCCATGATGGCGACGATCGGCGTTATCGACAAGGACGGCCACCTGGTCGCCGGCATCCTCTACAACAACTACGACAAGCAGGCAGGCGTCATCGAGATGAGCGGAGCGGCGCTGCCTGGCGCCAGGTGGCTGACGCGCGAAACCATGTGGCGCGCCTACCAGTATCCGTTCCTGCAGCTCGACTGCCAGATGGTGGTCAATCGCGTGCCGGCAGATGACAAGAGCCAGTTGCGGCAGCTGATCGCCTTCAATTATGCGCCAACCCTGCTGCCGCGCATGCTCGGTCGCGACCGCGACCTGGTAGTGTGCCGCCTGACGCGCGAGGCGTGGGAAGCCAACAAGTTCAATCGCAAGCGTGACGTGCTCCACGTTGCGACAACAGAAAAGGCCGCATGATGCCAGTCCCCTATCTCAGTCCAGGCGCCAACCAGAGCCGTGATGGCATTACCGCGGCGCTGATGAATATCGCCAACCCCCCGCCGCAGACACCCATGCCGCAGATGCCTCAAATGCCGCAGCAAGGGATGATGGGCGGTGGCGGCATTCCGCAGCAGGGTATGCCCGCCCCAGGTGGAATGCCGCCCCAGGGGGCGCCTATCGGGCAGGGAATGCCGCCGCAGGGGATGGCGCCGCAGATGCCACAGCAAGGGATGCCGCAGCAACCCATGCAGCAGCCGATGGCGCAACCGCAGCAACCAATGCAACAGCCAATGCAGCAACCGATGCAGAGGTAGACCATGTCTTTCCTGTTTGGCGATCAGCCGACGCCACCCAACCCGCTGCAGACCGCGGCTGCCCAGACCGGCACCAACGTCTCGACTGGCGTTGCCAACGCCTTCCTCAACAACGTCAACCAGAACACGCCTGATGGATCGCTGCGCTATGACGTCACCGGCAACTACGGCTGGACCGACCCGTCGACGGGCAGCCAGTACAACCTGCCGACGTTCACCTCGACACAGTCGCTGTCGCCGCAGCAACAGGCAATCAAGAGCCAGACCGACGCCGCAAAAATGAACCTGGCGGGGCTGGCCAATTCACAGTCGGCGAGTGTCTCCAATTTGCTTAATACCGCCTTCAATCCCACCGGTGGGCCGGCGGGAGGCAACGCGCAGAACATCGCCAATGTCGGCAAGGCTGCGACCTCGTTCGATGCCGGCGGCCCGCTCCAGACCTCGCTCGGCCCCCAGGGCGCCATCACACAATCCTACGGCCCGTCCGATGGCTTCTCGGCCGATCGGCAGCGGGTCGAGGACAGCCTGATGCAGCGGATGAACCCGCAGCTGCAGATCGAGCAGCAGCGGGTGCAGCAGCAGCTCGCAGACCAGGGCATTCGCTACGGCTCGCAGGCTTACTCTTCCGCCATGGACAACTACAACCGTCAGGCCAACGACGCGCGGTTTGGCGCCATCAGCCAGGCCGGACAAGAACAGCAGCGCATGACGCAGGAGGCGCAGGCGCAAGCCGAGTTCCAGAACGCGGCGCAGAACCAGGGCTACCAGCAGGCGCTCGGCGCCGGCACCTTCGCCAACGCCGCGCAGGGCCAGCAATTCGGGCAGGCGGGAGCACTGGCCTCGTTCCAGAACACCGGCCTGGCGCAGCAGATGGCGCAGCAGCAGGCCGCCTTCAACGCCGCGCAGACCCAGCGTAATCAGTGGATGCAGGAGCAATACGCGCAGCGCAACCAGCCCATCAATGAGATTTCATCGCTGATGTCGGGCTCGCAGGTGAGCCAGCCCAGCTGGCTCAATGCGCCGCAGTCGCAGATTGCCACCACCGACGTGGGTGGGCTGATCAATACCAATTTCAATCAGCAGATGCAGAACTACCAGCAGAGTTCAGCCAATACCAACAACCTGATCGGCGGCATCCTCGGCCTGGGGGCCGGCTACCTCAAGTCCGATCGGCGGTCGAAGGAAAACATCCGCAAGATGGGCACGGTGTTTGCCGCCACCGACGAAAACGAAAAGCGGGAGCTGCCGATTTATCAATACAGCTACAAGGACGACCCGACGTCGACGCGACACATTGGCCCGATGGCGCAGGATGTCGAACAGATCGAGCCCAGGGCCGTCGCCGAGCGCGAGGGCACCAAGTACATCAATCCGCGACGTGTCATGGGCAGCATACTGAGGGCAGCGTAAATGGCACTCCCCGAAGCCTCCAATCCGCTCTCCAGCTACTTCTGGCAGAACGACCCCAATGTCAACATGGAGCTGCGCAAGCGCATCGCCCTGCAGATGATGGCGTCCGGGAGCAAGTTCCCCAAAACGATCGGCGAGGGTTTGTCGGCGATCGGCGATGCGCTCGGCGACCGGCGCATAGCCAACGAATTGAGCCAGCAGGATCTGGCGCTGCAGGGCCTTAATCCGCCGGCGGCAGGAGGTACAGCGCCGCAGTCCTATGCCGACGTCCACATCCAGGACGAACCTGGCGTCAAGGCCATTAACGCTGCCAGCGGGCCGTCGATCTCGCCTGTGGCGCCGTCAGCCATTGCGCAGCAGCCTGCCTCGCTTGGCCCCATCCCACAGACGGATACCCGAGGTCTCGTTGGAGGGCAGGCGAGCGATCAATCTCAGCCCAATGAGCTGGACGCCAACATCGATCCCACCTTTGGCCGCCGGCGCGCGGTTGCCGGGATCGAGAGCGGCGGGGCGCGGGATCCCTACGCCACGCTCGGCGCCACTACGCCAGGCGGCGATCGCGCCTACGGCAAGTATCAGGTCATGGGCGCCAACATCGGCCCCTGGACTAAGGATGCGCTGGGGCGACCGCTGACGCCGCAACAGTTCCTGGCCGATCGGGACGCCCAGGATAAAACCTTCGACAACCAATTCGGCAGCTACGCCAACAAGTATGGCGAGGAGGGCGCCGCCAGGGCTTGGTACGCCGGCGAGGGTGGCATGAACAACCCCAACGCCACCGACCAGCACGGCCGCCTTACCGTGGCCGGCTATGGCCAGGACTACCTCAACCGCCTGAACGGAGGCGACCCCAGGAACGCCATAACGTCCCAGGTGATGGCCCGCGGCGCCGGGCAGCCCCAACCCAGCCAAGCCTCGGCATTCGCACCCACGGGCGCTGCAAACGGTCCTGGCACACCTCCAGTGCAGCCGGCGCCGGTACAGGTGGCGCAGGCGCAATTACAGCCCCGGAACCCGCAGCGGACGGTTACCGACATCCAGCCGGCGCCACCGCAACAGCAGTACCCGGCCGGCTATGTTCCGCCGCCGGCACAGAGGCCCCAGGGCGCGCCTGTCATCCAACCGACACCGCGTGAGGTGGAGCTGAGCACCTGGGCTGCCCAACAGACTGCAAGAGGCAATCCTTATGCTGCAGCTAAGGTGGCGGCGGAACTTGGGCCGTTACAGAAGGCGCGCGAGATCCGGCAGGCCGAGGCCAACAAGTGGTATGAGGCGGAGATAGCCAAGGGCAATGTGCAGGATACCCAGCGCATCGAGGCTCAAAGAGGCCAGGCCAAAGCCGTCCAGGAATATCAAAAAGCGTCCCAGGATCTGATCACCGGCACGGCTGGCGTGCCATCGTCTGGCATACTGCAGGGCGGCGGCGCTCCTTACGTTCCTGGCTCTTACGCCAATACACCGCGCAATTTCGATCCCCGTCTGCTCGGCACCGATGCCAGCCCGCAGCGCACCGGCATTCCGACACCCGAGCCTATACAGCCAGGCGTTACGCCAGCTGCACATGCGGCGGATCAGCAAAAGAAAATGTCCGCCATCAACGATGCCGTCGATAAGGGGACACAACAGCTGCAGCAGTCGCTCGAGTTGATCAAGCTTGCCAAGACGCATCCTGGCAGGGAATGGGGCCTCGGCGGTACAGGGGCCTATTTGAGGGACAGTCCGTGGGCCGGCGATGCTTACGCCTTTGGCGCCATCAACAAGCAGATCAAAGGCAAGAATTTCATGGCTGGCTACCAGGATCTGCGCGGCGCCGGCGCAATTGGCCAGAAGGAAGGCGAGAAGGCCGAAGAGGCGCAGGCCAATATAGATCCGAACATGAAGAAGGAACACTATGACGCCGCCCTGCAGCGGCTCGAGGACACGCTGCGCGGCAATGTCGAGATGGCGCAGCGCAAAGCCAATCGGCCGGTAACGGCGTGGCAAACGTCACCCAACGAAAAACCTGCACCGGATATCGGTCAGATTGAGCCGGACCAGAAAACTGGAAAATTGCAACGCTACATAGGCGGCGATCCTAAAAAAGACAGCAGCTACATGGATGTAAAATGACATTCGTAGGCTATGGAGCGGTAGGCCCTCAGGAGCCACCACAGACATCTACTGGCGCAGCAGTAGGAGGTGGTGCAGCGTCTATCTACGATCCGGAGGTGGGCCAGGCCGAGGACATAGGCAAAGGTTTTGTCGGAGGCCTCGGCCGCGGCACAGCAGGTCTTACTGGCATTGGCGGCACTGTTGGAGGCCTGGTGCGGTCGGGACTGAGTTATGCCGGCGTTCCTGATGAATACCTCAACAAAGGCGCTGCGGCCGTGCGAACATTGGGCTACGCAATGCCCGCGGCGGCATTGCTTACCGGGCCGGACGCCGGCGACATGCAGAAGAGTATGGAGAGCGTTACCGGAAAGTTTTATGAGCCCAAGACAGTTGCCGGTCAGTATGCATCCACACTCGGCGAGTTCGCGCCAGGCATGGTGGTGCCTGGTGGTGGCGGTATCGTGCCTCGCCTGGTCAATACTGCAGTGGGAGCGCTTGGATCTGAAACGGCCGGCCAGATTACCAAGGGCACAAAGGCCGAACCCTACGCGCGGTTCATGGGCGGCATTCTCACGCCGTTTGCTGCCGGTAAGGCCATTACGCCGATGGCGCCAGCCTCGGCCGCTCACCAGGCCGATGTTGCCATACTGGACGCAGCCGGTGTTCCTCTAACCGCTGGCCGGCGCACTGGCAGCAAGGCGTTGCAGACGGCTGAGAGCAACGCCATCGATATGCCGTTTTCATCTCGTGCCGCGACTGATTTGCAGGCCAATCAGGCGAGCGGGTTCGATCGCGCTGTAACCAATCGCGTGTACGATCGTGGTGAGCTGACTAATCGAGGCGTCCCTCAAGATGTTAATCTGCCGGATCCAATAGTAGCGACACATGGCCCTGCGAGCCTCGGAGACAGATACACTCAGCTGTCGCAAAATCCGATGCAATCTAATCCGCAAATGCTTAATCGCATGACCCGCGCGCAGAACGAATATGAGCGCCTGGTGCTGCCGCCAGATCGTTCGCCAAGGATCCAGCAAACCCGCGACAACATTGTAGATCGCCTGGTTGCTCAACAAGGGCAGATGGCCGGCGACGAGTATCAGGCTATTCGGTCGCAGCTCGGCAAGAACGCCAAGAACGCCACCAACCCGCAAGAAACCCGCGCACTTACCGAGATGAAGCGCGCCATGGATGAGGCCATGCAGGCGGGCCTGCCGCCGGCCGAGGCGCGTGCATGGGTGGAAAACAATAATCGCTATCGGCTTATGAAGCAGACAGAGGATGCCGTGGCTGCCGGACAAGCCACGGGTCATCTGTCGCCAGATAAGGTAGCGCAGGGGCTAAAATCGCGCAGGGGTGCGCAATATTCCGCACAGCAAGGCGACCTCGATGAGCTGACACAGGCAGCCACACGGGTGCTTAAACCAATACCAAATAGCGGCACGGCGGCTCGACTTGGCGCCCAGAAATTATTCGATCTTCCAAAATGGGCGTTTGCCGGTGGCGCAGGCGCTACGGCAGGCGGTGTCGCAGGGCTACCGTTTGGTCCCCTTGGAGCCATGGCAGGCGCTGCGGCTGGTGCTGCTGCTCCAATGGTAGCATCCAGATTTATTGTATCGCGGCCAGGGCAGGCCTGGCTCGGCAATCAAGCCATGCCGCAGAATGCGCGTGATATTCTGGCTCAAACCATGATGCAGCAAGCAGCATCGCAGCCGAGCGGAATAGCGCGACAGCAGGCAGCCGATAGTGCCTATGAGAACAAGCGCAAGCAGGATGAACTGAGGCGCATCTATATTACCGGGAGATAGCAATGCCGCGCGATGGTTCAAACGTCTATCACCGTCCGACGGGAACGGACGCCATTCCAAACAATACGATCGAGAGCGCAAAATATAATGCGAATGTGGTTGATGTTGAGACCGACCTGAACACGCCGCGGCCGATCGTGGCCGGTGGCACCGGAGCCAACAACGCGCGCGATGCGATGACATCGTTGCAGGGCGATGTCGCCTATCAGGTGGTGACCAACTACGACAGCTATGCGTTCGTGTCCGGATCGTTCTATTCCGCAGCCGGTGCCACTTCCGCGCCGACCGGCAACGCCTTCATTGGGCAATGCTACACCTCCGATCCAGCGGTGGTGCCGCCTGCGGTGCCTGCCGGGCAGAATATGTTCATCGAGGCGCGCGACGTCACGACGGGGCTGAGTTACCTGCGGCAAAAGACGGCAGGCGTGTGGGGCGCGTGGGCGCAGCAGGCGGGTGGCACTGCCGCCCTCGACGCCGCCTACGTCAACGTGGTTGGCGACAGCATGACGGGGCGGCTCGACATCACGATGCCCAACCCGATCCTCTCGTTGAACAAGTCGGGGAGCACTAACGCCAGCGTCATCTACGGCACGTCGGCGGGCGCGCAGCGTTGGTCGATGTCGCTTGGCGATAGCACGCCGGAAAGCGGCAGCAACGCAGGCAGCGACTTTATCATCACCCGCTACACCGATGCGGGCGTACTGCTTGGCAATGCGCTGGCGATCAACCGCGCCAACGGCGGAGCTTCACTGGCTGGCACCATCACGGTGGGCACGTCGAGCACCACCGGCACCTGCTACTTTGGCAACAGCGGTTCCGCCTATCTCACTTACGGCGGGGGAAATTTTATCCTGAACGGCGGCCCGTGTGTCGTCAACAATTACGTCATGTCAGTGGTGTCAGCCACCACCGGCACCTACTACTTCGGCAACAGCGGCACCAAATACCTTACCTTCGATAACGCCAATTTTATATTCAGCGGCGCTCCGCTGGTGGTCGGTGCATCCATCAATGCCGCCGCTACAGCAACTTCAGGCACTTATGGCTTTGGCACCGGCGGCACCAAATACCTTACCTTCGATGGCAGCAAATTTATTTTTGCTGGCGGCAACGTCTGGCACGGCTCGCCCGCCGCATCGGTAGACGCACCGTTGGCGGCGGGGGCTACTGTTGCAACGGTATTCCCGGCAGGTGTCTCAGGCGTTGATCGTGGCATATTGTTTTTATCGACGTCCGCTTCCAATCTATATGCCTATTTCACGCAAGGCACGATCTCCAACTCGGTTGGCTCGATCGGCGGCAGCACTACGGCGACGTCCTATAACACCGCCTCCAGCGGCGAACTGAAGGAGGATCTGAAGTCCTTCGACGCGGGCAACATCATCGACCAGACCAACGTTTATGATTTCGCGTGGAAGAAAACCGGCGAGCGGTCCTATGGCGTGATCGCGCAGCAGGCCATCGACATCTATCCGATGGCGGTGACGCACATGCAGGTGAAGGAAGCCGAAGGCGGCGAGTTCTGGGGCGTGGACTATTCCAAGTACGTCCCGGTGCTGCTGCAAGAGTTGAAGGCGCTGCGGGCAAGGGTCGCCGCGTTGGAAGGCGTGACAGGGCATCTGGCCGTGGACGGCAAAACGGCGCAGCGGCGATGATCCTGCTGGTGATGATCATCCTGCACTCAGGCTCAGGCGCTGAGATCGATCTCCAGACCGACAGCATCACCAATCTGCGCAACCCGGAGCCGCACAACCAGTTGTTCACCGGAAACGTCAAGTGCGTGGTCAACATGAGCGACGGCAAGTACGTCACCGTCAAGGAAACCTGCGCCGAGGTGCGGCGATTGATGGAGGTTAACAGGTACTAGGAGGCGACGATGGCTGGCATGGCAATCTCTGTGCTCTGGTTCCTGATCGGACTTATTGTCCTTGCAGGCGTGATCTACCTCGCGATCTGGGTGATCGAGAGTTTCATCTTCCCGATCCCCGAACAGGTCAAAAAGGGGATCTGGGTGATTGTTCTGCTACTGGCGTTGATCGCACTGATTACCGTCCTGGTAGGTGGCGGCTCCAATCCCTTTCACAGCCTCGGGCATTGATCCGATGCCTCCGCTGGACACCGGTCAACCCAAGATATGTCGTGGTTGCTGACGTGATCCAGCGCAGCGACTGGTGGCTGGTGCTGATGGCTGTTACAACGATCGCGCTGCTGGCGCTGCTGGTGCAGATATTGTGGGGGTGATTATGCCGGATGGTTTCAGGGATTTGCTGGGTGACAAGCCGACTTGGCGCGACATCATCATCGAAGCGCTAGGTGATACGGAACTGGATTGCTGCATGTGGAGCGAAGAAGTACGCGCTGAGTTGGCTGACCATATTCTGGCCGCCATGCGAAAAGCAACTGTGTCAGGGCCACTGTAATGAGGATATGTATTTCATCGGGCCACTCCACCGAGTGCCAGGGCGCCAGCGGCATCCTCAACGAAGTCACCGAGGCCACCCGCGTCGTCAACCAGCTCGCGATCGACCTGCGCGATCGCGGCCACGACGTAAAGACCTACCACGACACGGTCTCGACCAGCCAGAATGAGAACCTGAACAGGATCGTCGACTGGCACAACAGCCACGCGCGGGATCTCGACATCAGCGTCCATTTCAACGCCTATGTCGAAACCGACAAGCCAATGGGCACCGAGGTGCTCTACTACAGCCAGCAGGCGCTGGCCGCAAAACTATCGGCGGCGATCGCCATTTGCGGCTTCATAGACAGGGGTGCCAAGCATCGCCCCGACCTTTTCGTGCTGTCGCAAACGTCAGAACCGTGCGTGCTTCTGGAAATTTGCTTTGTGGATAGTCTCGCCGACGTCGAGATCTATAGCGAAAACTTCGAGGACATCTGCGACAGTCTCGCTGACGTAGCCGGTGGCGAGGATGGCGAGGACATCTTCGAGCCGCCGGGCGGCGAGGCGCTGTTCCACGCGATCGGCGCCTGCTCGGAGTTCGGCGGGCCGGAGGACATTGGCGTCACGTCGGACGAGGGGCTGGCGCTGCACTTCGACATCACCGCCGACAACCAGCATTTATTCCTGCCCTACCAGCCGTCCGGCAGCTCAGGTCTGGCGCGGCGCCTCAATCCTTACGTCCACTACATCGCCTGCCGCTGGAATTACGACATCACGTCCAAGAGCATGCTGGCGGAAGGCGTGGCGCTGGTGCGGGTGCCATCGACAGGGCAGGAGCTGGCGGCCTTCCCGGCCGATTGGGGGCCGCATGAGGATACAGGCCGGATCGCGGATCTGTCGCCCGGCCTGCTGGCCGACCTCGGACTGGAGACGGACGACGAGGTAGAAGTGATCTTCCCGCACCCTAGCGCATCCGATTGACGCGCCACGCCTTGTTGCCCGGCTGCGGCACCTTGTAGTGCGCGGCGCAGCGGGCGCAGACCGCGTCGTCGGGCCTTTCGACCTCCAACCACTCCGGCGGCGACAGGCCACACACCGGGCAGCGTCGCTTGACGAGCTGGTAGAGGTTCTCCGGCGTCGGGTCGCTCAGATAGGGTTCGCCCGCCGGGAGAGGCGGGCGAAGTTTTCGTTTAAGCCATCGCAGCATGGAAGGCACCGCCGTCGCGCTTGTTGCGGCGGTAGCGGTTCAGCATGAACAGGCCGAAGGCGGCGGCCAGCAGGCCGGGAATACCGGCACCGACGATGGGGGCGGGAACGGCCAGCGCAACGTCGATCCGGTAATGCTCGAAATCGGTGATGGTGCCGTTGACGTCGAGCAGCCGCAGCGAAGTCATCGTCTCGCCGTTGATCGCATTGAAGGTGAACCCGTTCTGCCCCGGCCCGAGCGCGCCGAACAGCGTGGTAAGGTCAAAGACCTGAATGGCCTCGGCGTTGCCGAACTGATCGTTGGCCTGCACGAAGGCCGTGACGTCGCCGGTGCCGGTGATGGAGAACACCTGCGTGGTGGTGCCGACTACGGTGATGTTGGTCGGGTCGAACACCTGAATGAACAGGTTCTGGGTGCCGACAATCTTGATGTCGTTACCGTTGGCTGACGCGCCGAACGTGGTGCTGCCAGTCAAGTCCTGGAAGCGAACGACGTCGAGGTGGTTCGGACTGTTGAGTGTGGCGAGTGCCAGATCGCCGTTAATCGAATTGAAGATAACATTGTCGCCAGTACCGCTCAGGTGGTTGTCGACGATGACGTCGGCGCGCGCCAGTCCGGCAGTCGCGAGCAGGGCGGCTGTGGCAATCAGCAGTTTTTTCATGGGAGGCTCCAGGTAAATGTGATGAAGCAATGCGCCTAGCCTACGCCTGTTCCATGGCGTGCCGCAACTGCCTAGTGCGGCTTCACGTGCTTCTCGAATTGCGGCCGCAGTATCCGGTAGGCCTCGCTGCACATCGCCGTAAAGGCTTCCCGCTCCATGCGGATTGCCATCGAACCCCAGACCGTCTCGGCCAGTAATGCGCGGAGTATTATCTCGGCAGCATCGCGCTGGGCCAGATCGGCGCGCAGGCAGGTATCGAAGTGGTCTCGCATCAGCTGGCGCAGGCGTGTCCGGAACAGCTCATCCATGTCATCGAGCATCATTGCATTCCGACCTCTCTGCCGCTATCCTGACGGCGCTCTGTTGTGATGAACGGGCATTGTATCGAGTTCAGTCATCGATGCGTAGCGCCTGCCGGCCAGCACCCCCTGCCCCCGGCAGGCGTTTTTTTATTTCAGCTTCTGTTGGTCCTTTGAGGATACCGGGGATATGAGGTCATCAACGACCGGCGCGCACCATGAAGCGCGCGGGCAATTGGCATTCAGCGCAGCTAAAATAGCTTTGGCGATCTCTGGATTCTCGGCCGAGCAGAGATGTCCGTCGCGGTCACAAATATCCATGCCGGCATTATAAATTTCAAACGGAGGCTTTAAGCGGTATCCGGTCATTGGCTACCTCCACGATCCTCTGAAGCGTCCTTTGAGGAGACCGCTTCACGGGCAATAGCGCGCATTTTCACAATGACCTCCCAATCCTCGTCGGGCTCGTCAAGGGCGTGCATCTCTTCAGGTAGTTCGTCAGTGAGAAGTTCTAGCGCCCTTCGCAACCGCTCGATCTCGTCGGCGGCTTCGCGACAGATGACGGCTAATTCCATCGTTGTCGTCCGCTGATATGCGCCAAACTCGCGCAGACGCTCAACCAGATCGATTTCTTCCTTGTCAGTCATGTGCCCTCCTCGCCTCCTCGCGATTTTCCCAGATCTCCCTGGCACGCTGCGCCTTCTCCCGCGTCCTGATGTTGGTCTGCACCGGCCTGACGCCGTGGTTGTCGATGCGCCAGACCTCGTAGCAGCCGGTGAAGATCTCGACGGTGACGTACTGGGTCACAGCCCGCCCCGGTGCGAAACGATGCAAGCATAGATCGCGATCAGACTGGTGACTGTGAATGTGGCAGCGACGATATAAATGAAATCGTTCACAGCTCCAGTTCCTTGGGAAAGTTTTCGAGGATCTCCGCATTGATGTCGTCCTTGTCGACAAATACCCACGCCGCCACCCAGATGCCGGTGGGCACGGCGGCTACCTCGCAGCCAGGATCGATCTCCAGTTTTCCGCGCCTGACGTGCCGCTGGGCGGCAATAACGCGGGCTACTTCCGTTTGGTCCATAATAATGCTCCGTTGAATGTGCCCAAGACTGAGGCAGCGTTTGTATAATGTCAATTGACAATTTTAAATACGGTGCATAACCTTAATGGACCATGAACAAATTACACCCCGTGGTTACCAAGTTGCTTGTCGACATCGAGGCCTACTGTGCCCGGTTCGATATTTCCCGCTCCACCTTCGGCAACGATGCTGTAGGCGATGGGCATTTCATCAGCAGGATCGAGCGTGGCAAACAGCCAAGGCTCGATACTATCGAGCGCGTCTACCGCTACATGGATCGCAAGACCAAAGCCGTGCAGCGTAAGTCAGAGTTCATCACACAGGAGAGAAGAAAGTGAAACGATTGATATTGCTGGCAGCACTGCTGGCCTCGCCAGCGGTCGCTCAGGAGACAGACGACCAGACCGCGTATTTCTTCCCGGACATTCCCGATCGCGAAGTCATCAACTGGGCACTGAAGCGCGCCTACCAGCTCAACGGCAACTCGATGGTTGGCTACGACAAGATGATCGACCTGTCGAAGGAAAAGCCGTTCTCAGTGGTGGTCAAGACCGAGAAAATGACGGTTGAAATTCCGGCCCCCGTGCCCACGCCGGTGGCGAAGCCGGCTGGCGATGTCTGCACCAGGCACGGCATGCACAAGGTGATCACCGGGTCAAGCTGGAGGTGCAAGCGATGAACAATGTCAGGGAAAAAGCAGACTTCGCCAAGCTCGGCGAGCAGATCGTCGCTACCTTAAAGAAGGCCGGCGAGGATCGGGTGGTCGAGGCAAACAATCTGCTGGCATCGGTCACCACGCTGGCGGAGCATATCGTTGCCCAGCTCGGCGAGCACGAGAAACTGCTTAACGAGATGGACGAGAAGGTGCGCGACTTCGGCAAGAGCGTGCTCGATGCCCACAACAAGTTCCTCAACGGGGCAGCCAAGTGAACGACAAGGTTCACGAATGGACCGCGGAGATGGTTAAACAGTTCAACAAGCTGCATCGCCAGCAGCCGCCACTGTCGTTCGCCAGGATCGCCGCGGAGATGTCCGCGGCGTTTGACATTGAGTTGACACGCAACGCCTGCATCGGAAAAGCCAGACGATTAGGCTTTCCGATGCGCAGCAACGAGGGCATACCGCGCAAGGGAGGGGAGAAGCCCAGGATGATCAAGATCCGCGTCGACGCCCCCATCCCGCCCAAGCCGGCGCGCAGGCAGATCAATGGCACATTCAACCTGACCATTTACGAAACCCGCGAGGGTGACTGCAAATGGCCGCTGGGCGAGGTGGAGGATTATCCGCCATACCTGTACTGCGGCCATCCAACGCCGATCGGCTGTCCGTTCTGCAAGACACACAGCAGGATGGCCTATAATTCTCCAAGTAAAACCTGGTCATAACAAAATGATTGTGCGCGCCATCGATCTTTTCTGCGGCCTCGGCGGCTGGACCGAGGGTTTGCTAGCGGAGGGCTATGACGTCATCGGGTTCGACATCGAGCGGCACGAATACGGCGATCACCGCTATCCGGGCAAGCTCGTCATCCAGGATGTGCTGTCCCTGCACGGCTCGCAATTCAAGGATGCCACGCTGATCGTCGCCTCGCCACCGTGCCAGGGCTACAGCTACCGGGCGATGCCGTGGAAGCGCGCCAAGGCGTTGCCGCCGCCGGATAACGCACTGTTCGAGGCCTGCTTTCGCATCCAGCGCGAAGCCTGCGAGGCGGCCGGCCGGCACGTGCCGATGATTGTCGAGAACGTCCGCGGCGCGCAGCCATGGGTGGGCCGTGCCCGCTGGAATTACGGCTCGTTCTATCTGTGGGGCGACGTGCCGGCGCTGATGCCGATTGCGTTCAGGGGAATAAAGGGATCGGGCCAGGACCGGAACAGGTTCAAGCAGACCGGCGAAGTATCGCCGCACTGGATTGTGGAAGCTGGCCGCAAGCAGGGCGGCGACTGGTTCGCGGAAGCGCGCAAGGGTGGTGTGGGCGGAACATCGGCCAGCTTTGGTTCCAGATCACCGCAGCGCAAGGCCGCATCCGCCATGATCGCGAAGATCCCGCTGCCGCTGTCGCGCTACATCGCCGCGACGTTTCGCAGAAACATCACATGACCATCATCCTCGCCATCGATCCAGGCCTCACCGGCGCCCTGGCACTCTACCATCCCGAAACCCCACATCATGTCGGTGTCTACGACATGCCGGTGGTCGATGGCGAGATCAACTATCACCAGCTCTTCAGCCTGCTCAAGACATGGAAACCGGACATTGCCTACATCGAGCGTGTTGGTCCAATGCCGCGCGATGGCGTGCGCCAGGCGTGGCGGTTTGCTTCAGCCTACACGGCCGCTCGCGTGGCCGTTGCCTTGCTGAATATTCCAACCGTGCTGGTGACGCCCGGCAGCTGGAAGAAAGCCATGAAGGTAGGCGGCGGCGCCGACGGCAAGGAAGAATGCCGCGCCATGGCGCTGCGGATGTTTCCGGCGTGCGCAGACCACTTTGCGCGCAAGAAAGACGCCGGCCGAGCCGAGGCGGCACTGCTGGCGGTCTATGCTTCACAACAGGCTATGCGTGCGTAGTGCTCGAACAACACTAGGGAGCCCAACCGCCATGAGTGAAAAGATAACCCCTCAGCCAGAATATGATGCGCTCTATGCTTTTGATGCAGAAAACAAGATTGAACCCGCGTCTGTTGTCGCTGAACGGATCGCGGCCAAGTATGGGTTTGCCGACAAACACGCCATCGTAGACGATATCCATTACGCCATTGAAGATGCTTTGGAGTTGGGTCAACGGCGAGGGCGTTTACTTCCCCCTCGCACCAGAGACAGGGAAGCCATGACTAACCCGCGTGTGACAGACAACGATCACGGGGAAATCACCGTCAAATTCGACGGCCATGAACTTCGCGGATGGAGCTATGCCAACGATGCCGAGCGCCGCGACAAGATGATGCGTGCTCATGAATATGTTGAGGGCTGGTGTGATGGCGCGGCCCACCGTCAATTCAGTGATCAAACAACACCAGCACGGGGATCCAAATGACCATCGAATACGATCACCACAGCCCCTCATCGCTTAACCTGTTCGCCGCGGCACCTGCCATGTGGGTGGCGGAAAAGATACTGGGCGAAAAGCGGCCGGCCTCCGCCACCATGCACCGTGGCACTGCTACCGAGGCAGGCGTGGCGCACGGTCTCAAGGATCTCAAGGCCGATCTGCCTGATTGCATCAAGGTGGCGCAGGGCAAGTATGACGCGCTGATGGCGCTGTCTCCCGACGCCAGGAAGCAGGCCTATCGCAGCGACATCTCTCCCATGGTCATGGCCGGCCTCAAGGCGCTGCGGCCGTATGGCGAGCCCTCGGACGCACAGGGCAAAGTCGAGTGGAAGCCGGACGAGCTCAAGTTTCCCATCATGGGGTTCTTTGACTTCAAATGGTCGCATAAGGGAGCTCTGGTGGAGTTCAAGACCACCGACAAGATGCCGAGCAAGATCAAATTTCCTCACGCCAGACAGGCAGCGTTCTATACTTCTAGCGACAACCTCGACACGCGACTGACTTACGTCACGCCGAAGAAGTGTGAGACATACCAGCTCGAGAACGTCCGCGAGCACCGCCAGGCGCTGGTGAACATCGCTCTTACTGTCGAGCGGTTTCTGTCGAAGAGCGACGACCCACAGTTTTTTGTCGATCACACCATCCCGGACCTTGACAGTTTTTACTGGAACGCGCCTGCTGCTCGACAAATGGCTTACAAGTTTTGGCGCGTGTGATGGTCGACATAAAAAAATCTATGTCGGTGCATCCTAGTCCAATCGTTATCGATAATGGTCGCGTTAGATACCCGACAGAAGCTGAACATCGTCACTGGCAAGACTGGAGCGGCCCGTGGGGATACCGCATTACAAGGGTGACAAACAGCATCGACTATAGACCAGGCTTCGCCTTATCAAGGGATCAAGTGCAGAGGCTGATCGACAGCGGTTGGACAGTTACAGTACTATCGAAATAATCCTAATTCCGGGTTAGCCGGATTGGTTCTGCCTCAGACCTTATTGAGGTATGTGAAAGAGAGAAACGCTATGAATACAACGAACGGACAGACCAAAAACATCTTTGGTTTTTCAACCGCTCCCTCCACCGGCGGCGACTTCACTCCCATCATCAAATACGACGCCAGGGCCGGCCGCGTGTTTCGCGTCGATCGGGTGCAGGGCACTGACGGCTTCACCGGCGAGCAGGTCGACATCACGCAGCTGTTTCGCGCCGTGTTCGACCTTGAGAACGTCGAGGTGGGCTGGATGCAATTTGTCGCCGGCTCGGCGCCGTCAATGGCGCTGATACCGCTGGCGGCGCTTCATGCCGGACAGCCGTACCCGGCACAGCCCTCTGTTAATCACAAGCAGGGCGTCCGCATGCTGCTCAAGCTTGCCAAGAATTGCGGCGGCGACAAGCCGGTACGGGAGATTGCCGGCGTGTCGAAGGCGTTCCTTGGCGCCATCGAGCAATTGTTCCTGACCTATCTGGACGAGCGCGAGAAGAACAAGGATCCGCAAGGCAAGTATCAGTTGCCGGTGGTGTCGCTGCTCAAGACCGAGCCGGTGACTACCGGTAGCGGTGCGCAGAAATCGACCAACTACCGGCCGACATGGAAGATCGATGGATGGGTGCCGCGGCCCGAGGATCTGATCCACATGGCGGCGCCTGCTGCCGCACCTGCTACACCTGGTGCCGCACCTGCTACCGGGTCGACTGCTGTTCCGCCGCCGCCGGATTTTACGGCCGCCAAGCCGAATTTGGCTGACGACTTCGGCTGATCGGGTCTAAAACAAAAAGACCGGGAGGGTGCGTCATCCCCTCCCGGTCTACCCATGATTTGTCATTACCCGCATCACAGGTGTTCCATGGATATAGCCGATAAGGAACGGTTGATAAAGCTCATAGGCATGCTCGGTTCCGAGCACGACGGCGAGCGCGCAAACGCAGCGGCGTTTCTGCAGAAAATGGCCGCCAGGTACAAGATGACCATCACCGAGCTGATGGGCCAGGTGGGCGGCAGCGCTCCAAAGGTGGTCTACAAAGAGAAAATCGTGGTCAGGGAAGTATTCCGCGATCGGCCCCCGCCTGAGCCTGAACCCGCCTTCACCGATGTCGACAGCCCCCTGCTGCAGCGCATGAAGGACGTGGCCGCCAAGCCGGCCATTGCCTCGCGCGTGCTGACCCAGTGGGAGCTCAACTTCATTACCGACGTGTCCGGCCGCTACGAGTATGACCGTGAACTGTCCGACAAACAGCTGGTCATTGTCGAGCGCGTGCTGGTCAAGGCCTCGAGGCTGTTCACATGGTAGCGCGCCCCTACTTCGATGACGAGTTCGCCACCCCTGGCGAATACGCGCGCCAGTACCGCTCGCTGGCGCTGCAGATCGTTCCCGGCTTCATGCCGGGCGAAAGCAAGGGACCATGGAAGCGGCCGCTGTTAAAGCAGTGGACCCAGTATCAGGACGTGCTGGTTACCGACGAGGTGTTTGCGCCGTGGTACGGACCGCTGGGTCAATACCGGCAGCGCCCCAACATGGGGTTCATCTGCGGCAAGGCCTCCGGCAACCTCTTCGTCATCGACCTCGACGTTCACAAGAAGCCGGAAGCAGCAGTGTGGTGGGAAGGCATCATGGCCACCCACAACAACCGCATGGCGCTGGAGACCGCCGAGCAGCGCACCGGCGGCGGTGGGCGGCAGATATTGTTTTATGCGCCTGCCGGTTACCGCACCCCCACCTGCAAGACCTCCATAGGCGTCGATATCCGCGGCCAGGGTGGCTTTGCCGTGGTGGCTCCGTCCATCCACGACAGCGGTGCAGCCTACGCCTGGAAGGACGGCCTTGCACCGTGGGACGAGGCCGGCATCATGGTGGCCCCGGACTGGCTGTTGCGCGAGATAGAAAAGCTGGTGGCCGAGCACGGCGGCGACACCGGCGCGCCCCGGCAGGAGCACCGATCGGGCGCCGGCGGCAATGGTCAGGCCACCGACGGCTTCGGCCACGCCACCGACATGCGCGAGCAGATCATGGTCGACCTGATATGGGCCGCCCTCATCGACTGGCGCCGGGAAGCTGGATCCGAAATACCCGATTTGAAATTCCAACTTGCCAAGGAGGCAGAAAAGTACCCGCTCTACGAGGACAAGGTGGCGCCCCGGCTGTTCGATCCCTCCCTCACCAAGTCGGAAATGCTCGATCGGGAAGGCCGCGGTCGCTGGTTGTTTCACGTGAAATGGCAGTACGCCATGCGGTCGTGGAACACCAAAATAGCCGAGGAAGCTGCAAAGCCTAAGGATGACGATAGCGGCGCCCGCGCCCGTGACTGGTCGGAGGAGTTCGCCAAGGCCAAGACAGCCCCGCCACCCCCAGCCGGCCTGTATGAGCTGCTGTCGGTGCGCGATCTCAAGGCCCTGCCCGATCCGGCCTGGCTGGTCACCGGCATGGTGGTCGAGCAATCCATGGGGTTCATCTTCGGCCCGCCAGGATGTCTCAAGACCTTCATCGCGCTCGGCATGGCGCTGTCGCTTACCGCCGGCCGGCCCACATGGTGGGGCCGATCGGTCCAGCGCAAGGGTGCCGTCATCTACATCTGCTCGGAGGGCACCAAAAGCCTCAAGTTCCGCATCGAGGCATGGGAACGGCACTTCAAGGTGTCGGCCGACGATAGCCCGTTCCTGGTAATTCGCCAGAATATCAATTTCATGCAGGGCGACGATGTCCTCAAGCTGCTGCATACAGTGCAGGCCGCGGTCGATCGGGTGGGGCCCGTCGCGGCCGTGTTCGTGGATACCGTGTCCAGGGTGCTGCCCGGCGCCGAGGAGAACCTGCAAAAGGACATGACCCTGTTTGTCGCCGCCTGCGATGCCGTGCGGCAGACCTTCGGTGCCACTGTCATCGGCCTCCACCATACCAATGCCAATGGCGGGTTCCGCGGCTCTACCGTCATGCCTGGCGCCGGTGACTTCCTGGTGGAGGTGCGGCGCGAGCCGGGGGCCATGGTGGGATCGGTCTATGCCCAGAAGATCAAGGACGACGAGGACGGCTGGGAACAGACGTTCAAGGTCACCAAGGTCAATCTTGCCGGCATCGTGCCCCGCACCTCGCTGGTGGTGGACAGCGATGCGGTTCCAGAGCAGCGGGAGGGAGACAACAAAGACAGCGCCCCGTTCGATATCCGCGAGCAGATCCTGCGGGAGCTGGACAAGGCGTGGTGCGCCGGGAAGCCGTGGTCGCATGCCGAAAATACCGCGCGCGCGGCGGTCAACGTACTGATGAAACGATGGGGGCTGAACCGTAAAATTGCGAAGGGGATTTTGGACACCTGGCTGGCAAAGGAAATCATCGAAGAGGCCGTGTTCAGCACCAAGGGAAGGGTCAAGGGATATCGGAAAATGAAAGATTTGTAGGGCGAAAGTGAGCAGGTGCAGCAACATTTCATTTGCAAAACCCATTGATATTGCTGAGGAATGTGAAAAGCGAAAGTGGGCGAAAGTGACCGGAAGTTGTATTGTAAGTTGTTGATATCATTGAATTGGCGAAAGTGAAAAGTGAGCCCCCTACGGGGGGGCGGTCACTTTCGCCGCCCCTATACCCCGTGAGGGTCATGCAACCTAGACTAGAGGAGATTTCAATGGCGATAAAGATGACGGAACTCGGAGAACTGGTCGCGGAATACAGGGACGCCTGTCGGGCAAAAAAAACGGCGGAAGCAATGGTCATGGATGCTGAGGGACGCAGACTGCTGGCGATCACGGCGATCGGCCGCGAGTTTGGTTACGACATGCAGGAGACAGCCAGCTTCCTCAACATCGTGGAGAATACCCGTGGCAAAAATTAAGGAAGATCTCCGTCCCCTCGGCTCACCCCAGAGCTGGGCCAGGACACCTGGAACCTACATCTCAGGCCAGGCCCACATCGATGGCGCAGACGCCATGGCGATCGCCATGGAACGCAAATGGGGCGCCGATCGCCTCCGCCTCCTGGTCTCCCCTGACTTGCGGGAAAAGTTCGACCGCCAGCGCTTCAAGCTGAACGCCGCCATCTGGCATGGCGAGCTGGAGACCGTCCGCGTCGAAAGCGAACGCATGGTCAAGGCCTGGGTGGCCCTGGATGGCGCAGCCGAGGCCACTGGCGCGCCAGAGCTGCCGCCAGAGGTCTGGGAGCTGGCACTGGCGGATGGCACCGCAGTGGCGATCGTCAAGGACAACGCCGGCGCCAGGCGGGTGCTGGTCGACGGCCGCCGGCTGGTCACCTACACGCTGGAGGAACTCGGCCGCATGCTCGAGGTCTACCAGGAGGTCACCAGGGTCAAGGAAGCCTTCCCCGGCGCCACCGTCACCCAGCTCCGGTGCCAGTCCATCCCGGATCCGCTCGACGCCATCCGGGACGCCAAAGACCTCGACCAGGACCTCGACGACGACATCCCAACCTTTTCCTGAAAATAATTCCGGGAGACTGTTGACACCTACGCAAAGTATGCGTATGTATCCGTCACTGAGTTCATCACGCAAACGGAGTTACTCAATGCAGATCATCCACTTCCCCGACAGTGGCGACACGGTCCAGATGGATCGCACCGCGGCAGGCGTCTACGTCGCCCGCCTCATTCTGGACGACGGCGAGAACTCGCCGGAATACGGCACCGGCGACACCGAGTTGTCGGCGATCGCCGACCTCGTCGAAGCACTGGCAGGAGAGTAACCATGCGCGTCCAGATCCCCGCCTACACCGATCGCTGGATGCGCGGCGATCGCTACGGCGAAGTCGTCAAAATCACCAAGCACAGGCATCTCGACAACTTCAAATACGAGATAGCTACCGTAAAACTCGACAAGTCGCGCGGTGTCATCCGCGTTATTCTCGATGACTGCACCGAAGTCTAACCCACGTTCATCACACAAACGGAGCACTAAATCATGACTACCCAGAACAACCTCTCGCCCCTCATCGACGCGCTCGGCACCGTGCGCGCCCAGATGGCAGCCCTCGAAGCCAAGGATAAGGAAATCAAGGAAGCTCTCGCTTCCCTCGTCGCCGGTACCTACGAGGGCGACAAGTACAAGCTCACCGTCATCATGCCGGAAAACCCGCGGAGGAAAATCAATTGGGAAACCATCGCGCGTAAACTCAAGGCCTCGCAAAAACTCATCGATGCAAATACCGATGAGCTGCCGCCCATCCGCACGCTGCGCACCGCCATCAAGGACGACGTCCCCGAGGTGGAGATTTGACGATGGCAGTCATCTGCGGCTTTCTCGCCGGTACCGCCGTGTTCGTCCTTCTTGTCTGGGTTGAAAGCCGATGAAACAGCCGCGCACCTACGCAGCTGGCTCAAGGCCAATGACCCCCGAGCAGTACAAGAAAATCATCGCCAGCTTCGGCCTCACCCAGATCGAGGCCGGCGCCTGGCTCGGCGTCAAGCCACGAACCGCCCAGCTCTATGCCTCCCGCGGACCACCCGCGGCCGTCGCCATGCTGCTGCGCCTGATAGCTAAAACCGGGATCAGACCGGAAAGTGTAAAATGATGTACGGCATAGTCGTTTTGTTGGTTATATTCGCCATGGCATGGATGGATACCTCATCGGAAAAGCACAATGATCCGGATTGATATCCTCGGCGAACCAAAAGGCCACGGTAAATTCATATGGGCCTCGGAGGGAAACCTCCGGGGCCTTTCCCGTCAGCCCCTGCTCGACGGCTGCCGAGCGCTGCACGCCGCCGGTAAGTCAGATCAAGAAGTGGTGGGCCTATACCGTCAAGGCAGGCTCGAAATGTCCTGCCAGCTCGGCTGGGGGCGGCGGCATGTAGTCGAGGAGACCGTTAGGGATGGGCCGTACGTCCGGGCCTGGCGCCCACACGGGCGTTCCCGGTAGAGGGCTAGGTAGGTGGCGGCCAGCTCTTAAAATCGCTCTACCATGCCCCCGCGACGCGCCTAGACCCCATCCAGCACCGGTGCTAGCTTCCCCTATGGCCAATATGAAAACCGAAGCCATGGTGGCAGAAGCCTCCAGGAAGCTCGAGGACGGCATCCGCGCCGACCTCAAGGCCTATGTCAACATGCTCGAGGAAAAGATCGCCGCCCTGGCCGATCGCGTAAAGGTATTAGAGGAGGGGGGAGTGCCTGAAGTAAGTGCCTGACCCCAAACCAAAAAGATTAGTTCCGGCCGACATAAAATCGCTCGCGCGCGGCTACAGTGATCTATCGCTCAGAACACTCGGCGGCATCGCTAAAGACGGTAAGCAGGAAGCCTCGCGCGTTGCTGCTTCAATCGCACTGCTCGACCGCGGCTGGGGCAGGCCAACGCAAGACACCACGCACGAAGTCAAAGGCGAAATCAAAGTCATCCTGCGCAAGATGCTGGAGGACGATAACGATGGATGACGCCGGCACCATCATGACTGCGATCCTCATCACGTTCATGATCGGCTTCTGTCTGGCGTTAATGACACGGCCACTCAAATGAACGCCATCGATCTCAAGATGCACCTGCCGCAGCTAGGCTGGAAGCCTCGGCCGCATCAGAAAGCACTGTGGCGTTACATGATGCGCGGAGGCAAACGCGCAGTCGCCATCTGGCACAGACGCGCCGGCAAGGATGAAATCATGCTGCATGCGACTGCGGTCGCAATGCTCGAGCGGCCAGCCAACTACGTCTACATGTTTCCGCGGTTTACCGATGCCCGCCGCGGCATATGGGACAGCGTCAATCCGCATACAGGAAGGCGAAGGATCGATGAAGCGTTTCCCCACGAAATGCGAGCCAATACTCGCGACGACACCATGCAAATCCGTTTCCACAATCAGTCAACCTTCGCAGTCGCCGGCAGTGACGGCGTCGTCTCAGGAACTGGTATCGGTTCAAGTGTCGCGGGTTTCGTATTTTCGGAATACGCGCTCGCCAACCCATCAGCCTGGGGCTACTACAGGCCCATTTTGGAGGAAAACAACGGCTGGGCGGCGTTCGTCACTACTCCCAGAGGACGCAATCATGCGCTCACCCTATTTCAGCATGCCCAGCGAACACCAGGATGGTTCGCAGAGCTCCTCACCGCCGAGGACACCGGCGCTATTTCACCAGAGGCTCTTGCCGAAGCCTTAGCCGAATACGTCGCGCTGTACGGCGAGGCCGGCCAGGCGATGTTCGATCAGGAGCTGATGTGTAGCTTTAACGCCGCCATCCTCGGCTCGTTCTACGCGCGAGAGATGGCCGACGTGCGCAAGCAGGAGCGCGTGCGCACCGACGTGGTGGCGCTCGAGGGCAGGCCGGTCAATACATGCTGGGATCTCGGCGTGTCGGACGATACCGCCATCTGGTTCTGGCAGGCTCAGGGCGCACAACTGGTGCTGCTTGATTTTTACAGTGCGTCCGGGGTGGGTTTGGAGCACTACGCCGACATCATCAAGAAAAAAGAACAGGAACACGGCTGGATCCACGGCGACGATTGGGTGCCACATGACGCCAAGGTCAAGGAATGGGGATCGGGACGAACGCGGGTCGAGACCATGGCATCGATCGGTCTCAAACCAATACTTGTCCCTATGGCAACCGTGGACGATGGGATTAACGCCGCACGAAGAGCGCTGCCTCTATGCGTGTTTCACCAGCGCTGTGAGGATGGTGGCATCGCTGCGCTCGAGCAGTACCGCAGGGAATGGGACGACGATAAAAAGTGCTTCCGCGCCTCGGCCGTCCATGACTGGACCTCGCATCCCGCGGACGCCTTCCGATATCTCGCAATGAGCTGGAAGCCGGCGCCGCGGATCAGGCCGGCCGAGCCTGCCATGGACGGCTGGCGCATACCGCCGCCGCGTGAGCCTGGCCGTGGAGGACTGCGGTTATGACCTACGCCTACGCTGGCAAGCGCGATGCATACATCAAGGATCGCAATCAGCGCCTGCGCCAGGAGGAGATGCTCGACAGCTACGGGCTGTCGATGCAGTACGACGCGGTGCAGACGCCCGAGGACATCCTGCTGGAGCGGGAGCGCGCCGCCATCCTGCACAACGCCATGCTGGAGCTGCCGGCGCGGGTTGAGCGCGTGATGCGTCAGCGTTGGTTCAGGGGCGCATCGCTTGAGGAGGCCGGTAAAAACCTCGGCGTCACGCGCGAGCGTGTCCGGCAGATCGAATACAAGGGCGTTACCAGATTACGCAGCAAGCTGCGTACCGTGTTTCCCAAGGCGCAGCAGGTCATCACCAGGCAGCAGCGTGAGGTACGTGAGGCCGAGGAACGTAAGAATGCGTTCATCAGGGAGCAGCAGCGCGAGATAAATCAGCGCCAGGCCGAGCGTGACGCTGCATTTGAGGTGGAGCAGGCCGAGCACAGGGCGCGTCAGGCCGAGATCTGGCGCAAGACTGTGGAAGAACGCGATGCCATGCGCGCGGCGTTCAGCAGGATGGAGCAGGAAGAATACACGGCCGGGATGCTGGCTGCGCACGAAGAGCGTGAGCGTAAAGCAAAACGTAAAGAGGCGCAGGCCAGGGCGCATCGTGCCCAGGTAGCGCAGGAGATAGCGCGGCAGGAGCACAACGAGGCCATAAGCCTGGCCTACAATACGATGCTGGACGATGCCGTGAAGCGGTTCGAGCGATCACGCCTGGCCTATGTCGCCAGCCTCGGCGGGGCCCACGAAGAGGCCTGCTACAAGGAATACGTCAACGCGATTTACCTGCACCAGCTGGCGCGCCGAGCCTGGGAGAAGGGGCCGCATCATGTCTGAGTACAATACGACCTCGGCGCCGATCGAAGAGGACGAGCGGCACGACGATCTCGAGTTCAATCCCACGCTCGAGCCGCAGTCGGCCAAGGCCTGGTTGAACCTGCTGCAGGAAAGCGAGGACGCATTCGAGGACTGGAACAAGCATTGCGATCGCATCGACAAGCAATTTGCCTCGCTCGAGCGGTTATCGCAGCTGGCGCGCGAGAAAGAGTTCTCGATGTACTGGGCCAACTGCGAGGTGTTGAAGCCAAGCATCTACGCCAAGCCACCCGTTCCCGTCGTCGTTCCAAAATTCAATGACAGGCGGCCGGTCTATCAGCAGGCCAGCGAGATGGCGGAGCGGTGCGCCGTGGTGGCATTCGACCTCGCCGGCATTAACGAGCTGATGACGCTGGTGCGTGACGACCTGTCGATGGCGAGCCGCGGCGTAGCGTGGTGCCGATACGAGAGCGGCGGAGGAGACAGCTACTATGAGCACGAAAAAGTCTGCATCGACTTCAAGAACCGGCGCGACTTCCTCCACAGCATCTCCAGAAACTGGAGGGAAGTCACCTGGGTCGCCGCGGCAAGCTACCTTACTCGCTCTCAGGCGCGCGCTCGCTTCCGTAAGTATTCCGGCGACGAGTACCAGCGGGCCGAGTACCGGGTCGACAAGGACAGCCAGGAAATAGGGGGCGCCGATGCGCGCGAGCGGGCCAAGATCTGGGAAATCTGGGACAAGTCCAACCGGCGCGTGGTGTGGGTGGCCGAGGGCTGCGAAAACATTCTTGACGAGGACGATGCCCACCTCGAGCTGCGTGAGTTTTTCCCGTGTCCGAAGCCGGTCTATGGAACGGTGCAACGGGGGAGCCTCATCCCGGTTCCCGATGTCCTGCAGTATCGCGACCAACTGGAGGAGATTAATCTGCTGACGTCGCGCATTCACGCACTCAGCGATGCGCTCGAGGTCAAGGGTTTTTATCCGGCCGGCGGCGCGGAGCTATCGGACGCGATCCAGAGCGCGATCCAGATCAAGACGCCTGGAAGATTGCTGGTGCCGATCGCAAACTGGGCGGCGTTCGGCGGCACCAAGGACGTCATCATCTGGCTGCCGATCGACCAGATCGCGCAGACCATCACGCAGCTGGTGGCGCTGCGGAAAGAAGTCATCAGCGACATCTACCAGATCATGGGCCTGAGCGACATCATGCGCGGCGCCACCGATCCAAACGAAACGCTGGGCGCGCAGCAGCTCAAGACGCAGTACGGCTCGACGCGCATCAGGGACAAGCAACAGGAAATGGTTCGCATCGCGCGCGACCTGGTCGAGATTACGCTCGAGATCATCACCGAGAAATTCAAGCCCGAAACCATGATCGAGATGTCGCAGTCGCAATTGCCGACCGACAAGATGAAGCGAGAGGCGCTGCAGATGCTGCAGATGCAGGCCACGCAGCTGATGCAGCAGATGCAGCAGCAGGCGCAGCAGCCACCGCCTCCGCCGCAGCAACCGGGTCAGCCGCCGCAGCAGGATCCCAATCAGGCGCTGCAGCAGCAGATGACGCAGCTGCAGCAGAAGATGCAGGAGATCAGCCAGAAGCCGACCACCGACCAAGTATTCAAGTTTCTCAAGGACAACCGCGCCAAGAGTTTTGTGCTTGACATCGAGACCGACAGCACCATCCTGCAGGACGAGAACGCCGAGAAGCAGCGGCGCACCGAGTTCGTGCAGATGCTGTCCGGACTGCTGCAGCAGATGTCGCAGATGTATGCGGCCGATCCGACCACGGGGCCGTTCCTTGGCGAGGTGCTGAAGTTTTCGGTGGCGCCGTTCCGGGCGGGGCGGGCGCTCGATGGCGCCATTGACGAGTTCGTGCAGCAGATGGAGGACAAGGGCAAGCAGCCGCGCGGCGACGATCCGCAGACGGCGCAGGGCAAGGTGGCTATTCAGATCGAGCAGATGAAGGTGCAGGCGCAGCAGCAGACGGACAAGGGCAAGTTGCAGTTGCAGGCCCAGGAGCTGCAGATGAAGGACCAGCACAAGAAGCTTGAGCTGCAGAACGACCGCGACATCAAGATGGCGGAGCTGCAGGCGCAGCAGGGCGATCAGCAGGCCGAGATGGTGCGCACCAGTCAGCAGGCCATGCACGATCGCGAGAGCCACCAGGCCGACATGATGAAGAGCCAGCAGGACATGCAGCTCAACCGGCAGAAGGCCGACCTCGCGATCCAGACCCACAACCTCAAGGCCAGCGACCTCGCGCAACGGCAAGGCGAGCGCCAGCAGGCGGCGCAGCTCAAGGCCGCGCAGACCGGCATGGGAGGGATCTGATGGATCAACGCGAGGCGGACTGGATCCTGGGTGCCACCACCGACCCCGCCGCCTATGACCCTGACGCCAACGCCAGCAATATGTCGATCCAGCCGTGGCGGCCGCAGGAGGTGCGCGAACCGCCGATCGTGCCGCCACTGCCCGGCGACGTGCCAGAGCCGGCGCCGATCCCACAGCAGGTGCAGCGCGTCTATATCGGCGGCCGGCCCGACGAGCGCACCAGCGTGCTCGGCACCCCGCCGCCTGTGCCCGACGACAGCAAGATGGCACTGGGCTCCGACCCCACCCCGCGCAGCTGGGATTTCATCCCGAAGGTGGAAGAGGCGCGGCCGCTCTCGAGCTCACTCACACCCGGCGTCGGCAACCTGATCTACGACACCGGCCGCGCGCTCGAGCAGCTCGGCGTGCCGGCCAGCAAGGCCTACGAGCGCGGCGAGAACATCAAGAGCACGCTCGGCATGCTGCCTGGCACCGGCAGCGCCATCAACTGGGGCGAGGCCAAAGAGGCCTACGGCCGCGGCGACTACGGCACCGCTGCGCTGAACACCGCGATGGCCGTGCCGATCGTGCCGGCCGCAGCCGCCAGGCCAGTCGCCGCTGGTGCGAAGAAAGTGGTCAAGGGGATTGGCTCGCTGTTCGAACAGGAAGCGCCGGCGGCAGTGCAGGCGATCGAGCGCGCCCCGACGGTGGGCCACAACCTGGCCCCGACCGGCAGCCTCAACCCGCTCGACAACATCCCGGTCACGTTCCGCGGCAAGCAGCCGCGCGAGTTCACACCGGAGGACTGGCAGGCATTCGGCGAGCACTACGGCGTGTCGAACCTCGGGCCGTTGTCGCCGCTGCAGACCTTCACCGACATGAACGGCAAGCCGTTCCAGATCCCCGGCGGGCTCGAGGGCAAGTGGACCTATCTCGACGCGCTGCACATGAAGGCAAACCCGATCAACCCGGCCAATGTCGATCGCGGACTGCATGCCGAGATGCAGAAGAAGCTCGGCCGCACCATGACGCCGACAGACCTCAGCGATGCCGACGTCTGGAACGGGCTGATCTTCGGCATGACCTCACCGAACAACCCGCTATTCCCGAACCAGGCAACCGCCTCGCGGTTGCGGCTGCGCACGCCCGAGATGCTCGATGATCTCTCCTCGATGATCCCGTGGAAGCCAGGCGATGCGGTGCCGGCCGCAGTGCGCAAGCAGCACAGTGACGCGATCGCCAACCGCTATGGCCTCGGCGGGTTCGAGAAGAGCGGCGGGCTCGGCACCCGCGGCACCGCCGACTACACCCGCGTGGCCGAGATGGCGCAGCTGTTCAGGAAAGACCCGAGTTTCTTCCGCAAGGACCCGAGCGAGAGTTGGGCGCAAGCGGTGGAGCGGATCTCGAGCCAGCTGCAGGGACTGTCGATGAAGACCGGCAGCTTCGGCACGGTGTGGCAGGATCCCGCCCATGCCGCGATCAGCGCAATCGATCGCCACATGGCGCGCGAGCTCGACAAGCGCGGTGGCATCTTTGCCTCGCCGGCCGAGCGCAGCGCCTGGGAAGACCGCAGCGTCAACTTGTGGAACAGCCGCGAACACACCCGCCAGATTGCCGAGCTGAAGAAGACCGGCGAAGTGAAGCGGCCGGCCGACATCGCAACCAGCTTCGAAGACCTGCAGGGCAAGAGCGGCGCCGACGGCTTCATGGGCGAGATGCTGCTCGATCACGTCGGCAAGGCGCTGACGCCGAAGTTCAGGCTCGCCACCGGCAACGTCAACCCGCAGATCCCACAGCACCTGGCGCAAGCCAACTGGGTCAACGAGCCGCAAGCGGTGTTCAAGATGGGCCGCGCCTACCGCCAGGCGCTCGACCTCAACCAGAAACTCGCCGACGAGGCCGGGCTCAATCTGTTCATGTCGCAATGGATGGAATGGGACCGCATCCGCAACCGCTTCGAACCCCATGAAAATATGTTTCCTGGGCTGTCGAACCTGCCGGCGATGTCGGTCGAACAGATGCGCGAGGTCGACGCCGCCCACCGCGCCACTGGCCACAAGACCTATGGCAAGGATCCCGAAGGCGCGCTGCGCCCGACGCGGCCGCTGCAGGGCTCGCCATCAAGGATGGGCTATCTCGGCATCCCCGGCGTGATCGGCGGCGGTGCGCTCGCAGGCGGCCTGCTCGGCGGGGCCGATGAACAGGACAGGATGTGAAGGGGATCGCGGGCCGGCAGGGTCGATGGTCTCTCCACAACGGCCATTAAGGCTGTAGGCATGAGTATCGCTGCCGCACCCGCAAGTGAGTTCTACCGTTCCAACCAGGAGAATGCAAGATGGCCCAGAGCGCGCTGACCGTCACGACCCCGAACCCGACACCGCCCACCAACATGAGCTTCACCGGCGCCACGCCGCCGAACGTGCCGAACTACACCAAGCTGACCTATCGAACTGATGTCCAAGCAGATGTGGGAACGTGCGCAGAAGCTCGGTATCGATCCGCAGGATTTCCGCGACCAGGTATTGCGTGGTGAGCAGCATTCCCTGCTCGAGGACGACAACCAAAGCAAGTATGGATAAGGGGATACCAGATGGCCGCCTTCAACAAATACTTCTTCTTCATCGATGAGTTGAGCAAGGCCGGCCACAACCTGGCGACATGCGTCTACAAGCTGGCGCTGACCAACACGGCGCCGACGCAGGCGACGGACACGGTGTGGAACACCACGGTGGCGCCGGCGCCTGTTGCTGCCAACGGCTACACCGCCGGAGGCAACACCATCACCACAACGAGCGCAACCACGACCGCGGGCGTCATGAAGGTGATCCTGGTCGACACGGTGTTTACCGCAACCGCTGGCGGCATCGGTCCGTTCCGCTACGCCATTCTTTACAACTCAAGTGCCACCAACAAGCTGGTTGGCTACTACGACTATGGCTCGAGCATCACGTTGAACGCGACGGACACGTTCACGGTTGACTTCGACGCTGCAAACGGTGCGTTCACGGTGAGCTAATGTATGAGCTATGTACCGCCGCCGGTCCCGGAGCGATGGGACGTAGGCAAATGGGATCAGGCGCACTGGGACGGCCAGCTGGGCATGCTGGCCGGCGCGGGCGCGCTGGTGGTCGCTGGTACGACGGCCAATCTGCTCGTCAAGCGCAACATGCCGGCCACGGCTGGCTCGATCGTATTGACCGGATACCAGGTCTCGCTGAGCATTGGCGAGGCGATGCTGGCGTCGACTGGCTCGATCGTTGTCACGCCAGTTGCTACTACCAACCTCAAGGTAGGCCTGACGATGCCCGCAACGGCGGGCTCGGTTACGCTGTCGGGCAGCGCGGCTGCGCTGAACTACGGCAGGGTGATGCCGGCGGCGACTGGCGCCGTTACGCTGACGGGACAGGGCGCAGCGGCTGGCAGGGGCATGTTTGCCACCGCGGGCTCGATCGTCGTGGCGGGAACAGCTACGGGCACGATAGCGGCGCGCTCGATGCCGGCGACGGCTGGCGCCATTACGCTGAGCGGCAACGCGGTAGGGACGCTGCTTGGCCGCGTGATGCCGGCAACAGCGGGATCTGTCCTGCTGACGGGCTATCCAACCGGACCAGCGGTAGCGCGCAATCTGACAGCGGTGACGGGCTCGATTGTTGTCACTCCGGTTGCGACCACCAATCTCAAGGTCAATCTGTCTCTGACGGCCTCTCCCGGTGCGATCGTCCTGACCGGCGTTCCGGTTGGATTGCTGACGGTTGGCGCCAAGGTGCTGATTGCCTCGCCTGGCGCCATCAATCTGGCGGGCACGGCGGCAGGTGGAATAACCGCGCGCAACATCGCTGCGGATCCCAGCGCCATCGTTCTGAGTGGTTTGCCTACGGGCATGTCGACGGCGCGCGCAATGCCGGCGGTGTCTGGTTCGATTGTCCTGACGGGCTATCCAGCTGGTCTGGCACTGACATCCGGCTACCGCCTGACGGCCGCTACTGGCTCGATCCTGCTGAGCGGCAATGCCGCCGGCCTGGTCTACACGCCAGGTATTCCGATCGGCGGCAGCGTGGTGATGGCGGCCGAGGCGGGTTCTGTCCTGCTGACGGGGCGGTGGGCAAACCTGCGCGTTGTCGAGGCACCACCGATGGATATTGGACCGGGCGCGCTGCAGATGGGCCGGCGCGTCGTTATAGGACTGTGGAAGGCCTATCCAGGAGATCCGCCCCACCACTAACCCCAGGGAGACCAGCATGGCCCAGAGCGCAGTAACCGTCACACCACCCAACCCGACGCCGCCCACCAACATGAGTTCCACGGGCACCTCGGCGCCCAACCCGCCCAACTACACCAAGGCGACCTACGCCGACATGCAGGACAACATGATTTTCAACACTGCACCACCGCCTTACTACGACGACGCGGCTGGCGGTGTTGGCGCCGGGCTGACGTTCCAGGCCTCCACCGCGGCGCTGGCGTCCGGTACCGGAGCCACTTCGGGCGGCACCGAGAACACCTATCCGGGCACGGGCGGCAATACCGGCCCTGGCACGGGCGGCAATTTCCTTGGCGCCGTGCCGGCTTCGAGCAGTGCCACGGCCGAGGGTGCGGGTACGGAAACCAACTGGACCAAGTCAGTAGGCACCGCGGCCGACTACGGCGTCGACCCCAAGAAGTACGGGCCGAATGTGCTGGTGCCTATTCCCATGGTGACGGTTGGATCGGGGCCGACCCAGACGGCGGCGACGATCGCGGCCGGTCCCAACGCCAGCCACGCCTCGACACTGTCGCCGACAGTGGCGCCGACGCTGACCTCGATCGCGAGCATTGCGAGCGGTGCCGGCAACGGCAATGCGGTCTGCACCGGCACCGGCTTTACGCCGCAGAGCGTGGTCTATGTCTCAGGCGTGGCGTATCCGACGACGTTCACCTCGGCCACCTCGATCACCGGCGTGGGTGTTCCCAAGCGGGCCTCGGCCGGCACGCTGCCGGTTTATGTCGTCACCGGTGGATCCATCGTCACGGCAACCGTCAACTGGACATTCACATGAGCAAAAAAGAGCGCGAACACGAAGAAGCTGAAACCGGACCCAAGGTGGAACCCGCGGCCGCACCCAAGGAAGAACTGCAGCAGGCCTTCCCCTACTCGGCCAGCATCAACGAGCCGCAGACAGTCAGCTTACCGCTGCCGGCCGGTGTCGAGGTGCCAAAGCCTGCCATCACCGGCTACGACCCCTACGAGTGCATGATCGGTGATCCGGACTTCACCTTGACCGTCACTGGCGACAACTTCTTTGGCGACAGTGTGATCAACTTCGCCGGCCATGATGAGCCGACCACGCACGACGCCGAGGCGGGAACGCTGTCGACCGGCGTCAAGCCGTCGTTGTGGACCGAGCCGGCCACGGTCGAGGTATTCGTCAAGAACGGTCCGGAGAGCTCGACACCGGTCAACTTCGAGTTCCTGCCGATCGCCAGGTCATCGGCGAGGAAGCGATGAGCATGGCCGTGGTGACGGTGGCCGCCGGCGGGCTGCCGGTGGTCGACGTGACGGCGACGTTTCCAGGCTTGGGCATGCCCGTGACCGAGGCCATTGCGATTGGCACGGTCAAATACGGCATGCCTGTCACCAAGGTGACGAGCGGCGGCCGGCCCGTGACGTTCGTGGTGGTGTCGCTGACGGGCGGATACCCGAAATAGGTGCGTGATGCCGATCGAGCTGGAGGAAATCGAGCCTGGCCGGTGGCGAGTGAAAAAGCCGTCACAAAAAACAGCGCGTTCCAATTTGTCGCTGCCCTACGTCATCAGCGATACCATGGAACCCACCGAGCAGGTCGACGGCCGGTTTTACACCTCAAAGCGGGCCTTTCGCGCCGTGGGGCGCGCGCTCGGCCTCACCGAGGTAGGTGATCAGAAATTCAAGCCAAAGCGGCGGTCAACCGATTTGCCGAAAACCAAGCAGGCGCGCCGTGAGGCCATCAAGCGTGCTGTGCAAAAGGTCAAAGGGATATAGCCATGTCAGACGTCACAGTAGCCCCGCCGAGCCAGGCGCCCACGCCAGCCCCCGCAGCGCCTGCGCCGCAGCAGAGCGAGGTGGTGATCAATCAAAACCCCACCTCCAGTCCCAACCCGATCGGCAGCCAGGCCCCAGCGGCCCCAGAGGGGCGTTCCCCGAGTGCCAGGGATAGCCTGCAGAGGGCGTATGACCGGGCGTCCAATCCCCCGCCCAAGGGTGAACGGCCGCCCCAGCGGGCCACGCCGAAGCCGGCAGAGGCCAAGCCAGGCCACAACCAGCCTCCTGAGGAAACGCCGCGGCTGGATCTCAAGAAGCGGCCGGACGAGCAGGCGGCACCTGGCGCAAGGGAGCGCGGAGAGCACGGTCATTTTGCGCCCCGCGTCAACAACGCAAACGCGCAAAATGAAAAAAACTTGGGCGCGCAAGGACAGAACCAGAACGCCCAATACAATACTCCTTACAAAACCCTGCCTGAGCATGCACCCTTTGCGGCGCCTCCACCGCGGGTGTCGGAGCGCGCCAGGCGCGACTGGGCCGATACGCCTGAGACAGTCCGCGGCGACATGTACCGCCTGCATCAGGAGGCGGACGGCATCTACCGGCGCTACCGGGCCGATCACGAGGCCATGCAGCCTATCCGGCACTTCCACGAACTGGCGCGCAGCCAGGGAACCACGCTCGACAAGGCGCTCAACAGCTACATCAGCATGGAAGCCAAGCTGCGCCAGGACGTGGTTGGCGGGCTGGATGTGATTGTGAACAATCTCAACATGGTGCGCCAGGACGGCTCCAGGGTGACCCTGCGGGATGTCGCCTATCACATCCTGAGCCAGTCCCCGGAGCAGCTGCAGCAGGTTCAGCAGGGTAACCAGCTGGGTGCGGCGGGGCAGCAGATCGGCGCCCTGCACCAGGAAATTCAGGGCTTGAAAAGCTACGTCCAACAGATGCAGTATCAGCAGCAATTCGTCAGTACGCGCAGTGCGGTCGACAGATACGCCGATACTCACCCGCGACTGGATGAACTTGGAGAACTGATCAGGCAGGAACTCGCGTTGGGTTTCGATCTGGATCAGGCGTATCGAAGGGCAGAGCTGCTCCAGCCTGCCACACATGCGGATCAGACCCGCACCACATCGGCTCAGACCCGGCAACTTACCGATCGCTCGATATCTGGCTCGCCAGCCGTGGCTCCCTCAAACGGAGCGGCAAGGCGCAGACAACCGAGTGGATCAGCACGCGAAGCACTGCAGAACGCCATGCGCGCTCACGGTGGCTTCTAATCTGAACCCCTTTGTGGAGCTAACAGCCCATGCCCAATATTGCCAGCACTGCCGCCTATCAACAGATCCTGTCGATGGCGGTCGAAGATCGATCGTCAGATTACCAAGACCTCGTCAGCAACAACAATGCATTGTTGGCGGTGATGAAAAGGAAAGGCCTCTGGCAGACCTACTCCGGTCCCAAGGTGCGCCAGACCCTGCAGATCGGCAAGCAATCCGCGCAGTGGTATTCGGGTTACGATCAATTGCTCAATCCCGC